TGATGCGCCATTTCTGTTCTTTTCCCGGCTGCATCAGAAGCATTTTGCGTACCTGTTACAGTTGCATCTCTGCTTGAGATTTGACATACGTTACTTTCTCTAACTGTAGCAGTAGAAGCTGCTCTTGATAGTTCAAAACCTTCCAACTGACCTGTTCCAGATGCAGTAGGTAAGGCTTCTGTTTGCCAATCAAATTGGACATTTTTTACATTTGTAGTGCCTATAGAACTCATAAAAGGCGTACTCATTGGAGAGATATTGTAGATAGTATCAGACAATGACTCTCTGTCAGAAGTCGCAGTATATGTGTCAAAGGCGTTTGTTACTTTAGCCATTTTTTATACCTTTAAATTAATTGTTCAAAAACTTTAGCTGCATCTTGCACTTTGCCAGATTTAGCTAATCTCATTTTTGCTTTTTTCACTGGTGTTGTTGTTTTTGGCTTATTGGATGTTCCAGGTCTAGCAACTTTCGATGCCTTTTTTTGGGTTGGTTTCTTCTTGGATGCTGCGACTTGTTTGCGGTATAGCATCCCATCTCGTAAACCGATTAACACTCTATAATCTATCACCTGATTAATTTCATCTTGGGTAAATCCAAGTTCATTAACTGCGTAGTTTGTGATTGCAAGTTTCTCTTTTTGAGATTTCTCAACATCAGACCAATCTGGGATTCTTTCTTTTAATTGTTGATGACCATACTCAACATATTTTTGAATTTGCTCTTGCTGTTTTTGTATTGCTTCATCTTGCAATCTTTTGTTTTCAGCTTTTGCTGCATCCAATTTTTTTCGTTTTTCATCCCAAACGTCTTTTTCACGAACATACCCAATAGGATCAGATTCGTACAGTGCTGCCCAATCTGGTTCGTTTTCCAATTCGCCATTTAAACTTGCCTCTAACTGAGGCAACAACTGAGCGTAAATAGCATCTTTTTTCGCTAACTCTGATTGCTGATCTTCAAAACTTTTACGCTGTTGTGCCAGTTCTTGAGTTTTGCGAGTATAGTCTTGTTGACGAGAATATCCGTTTCTGAGTTCATCTAACGTAACCTCTTGTTCGACACCATCAATCTTAACAGTGTAAACATCAGGTTGTAGTTCTTCCTCTACTTCTGTTTGTTCTTCTAAAGACTGTTCTACTTCTTCCTCTCCTTCCTCAATGTCATCATCAACTTCAACTTCTGCTTCAGCCTCAACTTCGACTTCTTCTTCCATTTCTGTTTCAACAACATCTTCTGGAGATGCCTCTGTCTGCTCTGCTTGAACTTCCTCTGTTACTTCCTCAGTTGGAGTCAAAAGATTTTCAAAAGAACTTACAGTTTTATCTAACTCTGATTGTAATGCAATCGGTTTTCCGGTGTTGCTCATAATCACTCCTTAATTTTAAAAATTTTACCTAGTTAAATATAATTGTGCAATTTTTTAATTTGTGCTTTGTTAATCTTACCTTTTTCTACTAATATTCTCATGTGCCTTTCTACTTCTGGAAGAATATTTATTGCGTTATGTAATGTTTCTCTAAAATCAACATTACTCTCACCCTTACTATTCATCCATAGTGCAACATATTCTTGTTTTAAATTTTCTATAGCTTTTTTAAAAGTATCGCTTTTTAGGATTAGCTCTGCCTCGTTTGATTGTAATATTTCCTCTCTAGTAGCCATATTTACCTCATTCTGTCTATCATTCTTTGCACATTAGTAAAGTCAAAAGGTCTATATTTGATTGGTTGTGCATCCACATTGTATTGAGGTTGCATTTCAAATCTTTCTGTCTCGGCATCGAACATAGCCATTTGTCCATCGGACATAGGTAATCCAGAACCAAACACAGGTGCGGGTGGTATTAAATCTCCTGATTGGATTAAATCTCTTACTCTCTGTGCTGCCATTTCTTCTTCTGGAGTAATTAATAGATTATCTCTTGGAGGTGTTGCCAAGCGTATATTCAACGCATCAATAAAAGGAATATTAGTAGGTGATGGTGCGGAGTCAGGTATCTCCATAGGCATATCCATTAACATACTAGGCTGAACTTGTGTTGATGTCATTTCTGGCATTGTTGTTGGTGCGGGCATTGGGGCTGCTTCCCTTACGGAAACTGGTACTCCATTTCGCATCACAAAACCTTCTGGAAACTCCTCTGAGTATCCTACACCCGGTGCTATCATATCAGCTACGTTTTCCCCACCAGCTATTGATTGTGCAAATTGCAATCCAGAGCTAAATAAGGGATCTATTATTCTTTCTGCCATAAAATATTCCTTCTCTATCTTTTAAGTTAATTATTATTTGTTTTCCAATCTTCACCTAGAAATAATAATGATTCAGCTAATCTTCTTTTAACTAACCCATCATTTACCACCCCGGCACTTTTGTTCCAACGCTTCATTTGTTCTGGAACTTCATCATATTTTTTTTGATTTAATACTTTTAACATAGTGCTGGTTTTTAGATTGCCAGCACCTAAATTAAAAGTCCATGATACCAAAGCATCGAATTGATCTTGATTCAACTCAACTTGAGACAAACTCGTCACATGATCTTCAAAATCTTTTAAATCTTGTTGCAATAATGCCTCTGCTGTATCTTCGGTAATTTTCATATTCTCAATAACATTTCTTGTATGACCATAGCCTATAGTCAAAACATCAGCACTACATCGGTATGGTTCTAAACGACAACCCTCGAAATACTTGATTAATTCTATACCTTTCTCTGATGTTTTCATGTTTAATGTAAAACCATTTGATATTCTGATTCCTCAAAATCACTAATTACTAAATCTAAGATACCAACTACATTACATCCATAATTTTCTGCTTTTGTTTCAGCATCAGAAAAAGAAGATGCAACTACTGGTGGACCTTCATAGTATTTACCTTTGTACTTAAATTCTGTGATATAAACTTTCATTCATCTTTATCCTTAGAATTACTTGCACCAAAGTAAAATGATATAACAGCACTTGCCAAACCACCAAGATAACCTAACACCAGGTTAATTAATGCTTCACTGTTCTGTTCTGGTGGTTGAAGTGTTACTAAAAATATATAACCCATAAAACCACCAACAACAAATACACCCATAATGCGAGATGTCCAGTCTTTAGAAAACTTACCTCTTGCATCTTGTATGTCTTGAGTTTCGAGAGCGTATAAATCAACTTCTAGCTCTTTCATCTTTATTTCAAATTCAGCATCAATCTTTTTTAGTTCAGCCAGTTCTTTAGGCGTAGCTTGTTGTACTGCCTGTTCTATTTTTTTTGGTGTAGGTTCACAACCTAATGCCTCCGCAACCATATTGGCTGCCATGTTACCCATAGGCCCACCAAGAGCTGTGCCGATTGTTGGTGCTACAGCACCTATAATGTTTTTGACAAACTTAAACTTCATTATACACCAACTTTTTTCATTGCTAGTTTGTGTGACTCACCAAAAGTAGCACCTTTATTCATAGCACCAACCATTACTTTTAAGTGTTTGATTGTGTGGTGTTTTGAGTGTCTTGCCATGGCATCTTGTTGACGTTTATTCAAAGAAGATACGTTGACTCCTTTTATCATTCTAGATGATTTTTTTGTTTTCATTGTTTAGTACCCGTAAGTTTTCTTTTTAGTTCTTTTCATTTTAGATGTTTTTTTCTTTTTTCTAGGATTAGGCATATCTTTTCCTCTTTTTTGCTTTTCTCTTTCTTAGTAAATCTGCATCTGCTTTTCTTGCACCGCCTTTTCCAGTAGCAAAAGACCTAACTCTACCAGCAGCCCATTGATGCGCAGATACCCCTGTTCGAGAACCAGAACTGTAATAAGCTCCTAGCCCTCTTTTATAAACTTTTTCTAATGTAGATTTTGATATTCCACTTGATTTAGCATACTTGTTGATAACATCTTTTTTAGACATCTCTACTCCTTAATTTAGATATTCTATCCATCATAGCTCTAGTCAGCTTGCCTTCTCTGTATAACTTAGCTGTTCTTTTTATTTCTTCTTCTCTTTTTTTTCTATCTCTTGATCCAGATAAGTATTTTAATGGAACACCATTCTTTGTTTTTTTTACTTTTTTAAATTTTCTTTTTGCTACCATTTTTTGCAACTCCAGTATCTAGGCGTTAATTTATTTGGTGGGTTGGTATCGCATTTGTGTCTTGCTCTAAATGATTTTCTTCTCTTGGGATTATTTTTTTTGATAGTCATATTAGGATCACCAAAACGAACCAGTTTTACTTTGCCTTTGTCTCTTGCTAACACCGCAAACTTTTTACTTTTGCCTGGTGTTCTTTTAGGCTTGTTGTATCCGCTAAATCTTTCGCCTCGATAAGTTACTGCCATAATTATTTTCCTTAACTATATCTTAGTTGTTAAATAATCCTTGTGACTGAGTTTTTGCAATTTGTCTTAATGTCTCTCTATCTCTTTCCATTACTGCATTTATCTCAGCAATATTAACTTGTGTGCCATACTTCGCATTTAACTCAGCAGCTTTTAGCCTGATATTGGCTTCTGCCTTATCCCTGTCTCTATCGTCATCCATAATAATCTTCATGCGATCTGTTTCTGCATCAACCATTGCTTTCTGTGCTTGCACTTGTGCTTTTTGCATTTCAGCTTGCGCTAATAACTCTGCTGCATCTGGTTTTTGCTGTTCTGGTTGTGGTGGCATAGGCGGTACTTGCGTATTGATAAACGATTGCGCATCTTTAAAGCCAGCCATCTCAATAATACGAGTTAATGTGTTGGAATACTGTTGCAAGCTAACCAGTGGGTTGTTTGCACCCATAGTTTGCAGTATTTGCTCTTGCTTGCCCGCAAGCTGTGCTAACAATGCAGACTTTTCTTCATCGCTAGACTTGCTTATTGCTACATTAACGACCATATCTTTGTCTGAGTCCCAATAACGCGGGTCAACCACTATAAATTTGTTATTTAATCTAAAAACTGACTCTGAATCTTGATGTTTTATCACTAAACCATTGACAAGTTTGAATAATTGTTGCATCCCACCTTCTGCAAAATGACGACAAATTAGCTCGATTCTGCCTTGCGCACCACTCATAGTGGCTGCTACTGCGGATTTAGTGGTGGATTGCAGTGCATCAGCGTTTAATCCAGCACTTGCTTTAGATACACCAGTTCGGTTTTCTTTGGATTCGTCTAAATATCCCAGAACAGGGAACGCCTCTTTACCAACAAAAGGCACAGAGAAAGGTTGCACCATACCGGGCGCTCTCATTCTGATAGGTTGTCCAATGTCAGTGTTTAATACATCATCAATATTGACTTGCCCTTCAACCACACCCATTCTTGGAAATATTGAGTGACCCAATGAATCCAATGTATCGCGCATAATCTGTGATTTAGCTGCTTGGATTGGTTTAACGTAATCTGCGGGGCAACTGCCAATAGAGGTGTGAGGTTCTGGATCGGGGCAGAACATAACGATGGGAAGGTCATCCCATGGCTCAACATGAAGTATATTTGCGCCATTACCAACTGTGCATACTCTCACCCTTTCGTCTATACCATCATCGTCTAAATCGTAAAAACAATAATGCTCTATGTATAGAACTTCCTTTGAGTACTCAGAACTAGATGTAGGGTAAACATCTTCACCGAGTGGGTTTCGTGCTTCTCTTTCTGTGTAGGTATCAGCATCAAAAGACGACCCAGAACCCGCATACTCCTCTATTTCTTCCCTCTCATAACCCATAGCAACTAACTCAGAAACAGTTTTGACCATTCTATGTGCTACATAATGAGATGATTCTAAACTTCTTGCATCTCTTGAGATCAATACTTCTTCTGGTGGTACAGCTTCTATGCAAACCTGATTCTTTCTTTTTACCCTTCTGATTGTTAAGTCGTAACTTGCGGGTGATTCTTGGGTTATTTCTTCATTAGTTTCTGGATCAACCATAGTCATTGATTCCATTTTGACCGCTTCTTTTACCACTTCTACATCTTTATCCATGATTAATGCTTGATATGACATAGGATCAATGTCTGTGTATTCGTGAGTTGTGGAACTCATAGTGTCATCCCAAAAAGCCTTGACAAATCCTGACTTTCTTACGAGAGCATCTTTAAAGGCATCATACATTACTTTAAAGCCGGGATTCTTTTGTTGGACGATATAGTTTATGTATTCAGTTTGTTGTTCTGCTACAGGAATATCCTCCGGCCCATTGGGAACAAACTCAACAACTTTTTTAGTGCCAAAGAAAGTGCGCATGATTGATGGCAACATAAACAATATGCTATCTCTAACATCAGTCGATATAAACTCAGACTGTAAATCACTGGTATTATCAGGTTCATTTCCCAAGTAATACTCTGTGCTTTCTGCTCTTTCTTTGCCTATTTGGTTAATGTAATCTTCTGCATCATCTAACTCAGATCGAATCATACTTTGCAGTTTCATGTCTTGTGTTGCTTTTGAATCTTTACCTTTGTCGTATTTCATAAGTTATCCAACTCTCAAAATTCTTGATTTTAATGGTTTTTTAAAATTATACCCCATAAATGATTGACTTCCACTAAATGAAGCTGCCGAACTTGCCATGGTAAGTGCTAGTGCATCGGCTCTATCGGGTGACTTAATGCCTCTTTTTTTCATCTCCTCTTTGGATTCAATCTTTATTTTTCCTGTTGAGGTGTATTTATAAATTGGTGCAACTAACTCTGCTACCAATTCATCATCATCCGGTAATCGACAATCTCTTTGAGCTAACCAATCTTTTATTGCAAACCAAAGTTCAGCTCGCAAGTTTAAAAAATTCTTTTTGGTAGATGGTGATTCTGCCACATTCACACCGCGCACTGGCAAGTTCTGCTCTGACAGCCTATCCACTACCCCGCTACCTAGCCCAATCACATCCACTAATATCTCTTGCGGTTTTGTCATTACTGTTTCGTTATCATACTTGTTTTTTATCGCTCCGCATAGTTGCATTAAATCCATAGAGTTAAATGTTTTCATTTCCAGAACAGTGTTACCTTGTCGAACACACAAGGCAGAGTTATCTCCACCAAATCGCGCCACATCCACACCCCACACAATAGGCGCAGATGCACTCAAAGAAACTTCTCTATCAACTGCAGCCCTTGCAAGCTCCATAGGAATAATCGTATCGTCATCGGCACTTGGAAACTCACCTAGCACTTCCACTCTCGCAACAGTAGAATTTTCTCCGTATTGATCTAACATACTTTGGAACAGTTTTTGGTCTGTGCCTTCTACATCGCGCGAGTCTATTTGTTCGTTATGCCAGTATTTGCGCTTGGAATGAAAGCTATCGTAGAACGGCCCTGTATTTCTTCTTGGGTTAGAAAAGGTAAACCAGTATCTGTCTGCTGTGGGTTCGGAGAAAAATCCTTCTGACACTGAGTAAATGGGTGATGGAATACCTGATGCTTCGTCCATAATCAAGCATACTCCGTAGGTGGAGTGAATCCCGGCAAACGCATCTGGGTTTTCTTCCGACCAGAGCTGTGATTGCGCATAATAGTAACCGGTGTCTATTTGTAGGTCGCGTATTAGTGCTTCTTCAAACCACTTCTCAGGTTTCAGTGAGGTGGCGGTTTTGTGGAACCAGTGTGAGTTGATAGATAGCGTTAGCCACTTACCGAGTTCAGCCCAGGTGCGGGAGCGTAGCTGTTGCTCGGTGTTGGCTGTGACGATGATGGTTGAGCCAAGGCGGGTGGAGAGCATCCATAGTATGAGCCAAGCAACTAAGGCTGACTTACCTATACCGCGCCCAGAGGCTAACGCCAATCTAAACATCTCAGGTATCTTTTCTCCTTGGTTTCTGTGTATGTGGTTTCCAATATCTCGCAAAATTTTTTCTTGCCACTTCCTTGGGCCTGTAAAACCTTCGAGGGGGGTGTTCTCTTGATTCCAAGGGAAGGCAAACTTAACAAAGTTTAGTGGACTGTCTTTGATGTCTATAGACCAAAGCTCAGTCATCAGTTGTTTTTCTTGTTCTGCTCCGTATTTCATCTTAGAAAGTAATAAAATTTTTGTTCAATAGATATATATAACGTACCAGTACGCGCGCGCAAAGGGGGGTTATTTCGTTTTCCTTGCCCCCGCTCGCTTGCGTGCTTGCGCGCGCTGTGGATAACTTTAGTCATCATTGTTGACAACTATTTTATTGGGTGCGGGTGGCAGCGTGCCAGTGGAATGTGTGAGTGCCTGCTTGCGTGAGCCAATGATGTCAGCCAGGTTGACGTTGTAGTTAGTGGTTTGCTCTAAGCGATCCTTCCACGCGCCTACGTTTTCGCTTGCGCCTCTATTTTTGAGAAAGAATATTTGCGCGCTTGTGTTGGGCTTTTCGCCATTGCGACCAAGTGCGGAATCATAGAGTGCGTTAGAAACGTCAGCAACGGCTTTGATCTTTCCTTCTTTTATAGCTGTATCAAATGTTGCAGAATCGCGTTTACGTCTTAATATAGTAGCCCTCGAACATCCCAAGGATGTTGCGATTGCCTGATCCGATAATCCAAGGCCAGCAAGATGTTTTATTTTCTTTAAGGTTTCTTTATCGCTCAAATCAATGCGCTTTCTTCCTAGTTTTGCGCGTTTTTTGGTAGTTTTTTCTTTCATAATGAAATTATTTTAATAACTGATAAGTACCTCACAAGCCCTATTATATAACGAATTGAGCATATTTTGGAATATATCAACATAAAAACATACATAGATATATTTGCATTTAGTAAGGTACTCATTACAATTAACTTATCTTTTAATTAACGGGAGAAAATAAAGATGACAAGTTATCAACAGAAAGCAAACCATATTGCCTCAATATTTGAGGGAGAAACAGACGCTATTTTCATCATCTGTTGTGAAGATGAAGGTTTCAAAAAATTATTTGTTAATGGCGTTAAGTCTAGTAATACAGTTTTTGATATTGTTGATAGTCTTTGTGACTACGCTAACGAAAATTTAATTTAATTTTAATAACTAAGGGAGAAAATAAAGATGGAAGCAGTAAAACAACAACCAGAAACATTACAACGAATGCATGATCGATTTCATAAAGATAGAGAAATCGAGTTTAAACAAGCAAAAGAGAAACTTACTTTTTCATTACGCGGTGATAGTAAGTATTACTATGCCTTTCAATGCGCATTATTTGAAAAGAATATCATTGAACATGGGTATGATTCTTATGCCAATAAGAAAAGTGTAAAAAAAGAAGGGTTATTATTCAATAAAAATTCTATTACTTTGGGTCATTATTATGGGCATGATTTAAAGAGATTTAATTCTAAAGAAGAAATGCTCGGCTTTGTTATTGGTTATAACGAAGCAATCTCGAACAGTTGAACATATCAAGCGCATCCCTTGGGGTGCGCTTTGTTATGTTTAATAAATGGGAGAAAGTAAGATGACTAAAAAATTCACAATTCACATGGTAGAAAAACACTATTCGAAATTTGAGGTGGAAGCAGAGAATATAGAAGAAGCTAAAAATATTCTTGCGAGTGGGATCAACGATAATGTAATAGTAGAAATAAAACCAGATTATGAACAAGATGTTGTTACAGAGTATTACGATAGTGAATGGAACGAAATATGAAAACATTAACTAAAGAATATAAGGATAAACGAATATTGAAGTACTGGCGCGAGTTTAACAGATCAGCAATGACTGAATATATATCTCCAGAGCTAAAAAGTGCCATAGAAAAATCAGACAACATCAGGTTAAAACTTCAAAAACAAGAAATAGAACCGCAAGCAATAGATGACTATTACATGGGATTATCAGATCATGAATAAAATGGCTAAAAACGATATATTTACTTTAAAAAAATACGAAGGCAATGCGTACAAATTTGTTAATGGATTTTTATTTGCAACCCATCAATATGAAAGCGGAAATATAGAACATTTCAAAATTCATGATGAATGGTGCCAGGTCAGCAAAGAAGCATTTAATTCTGATAGAGAATATTACGATTTCTATAAATATGCAAAAGATGAGAAAAACAAGAGGTATCTTTCTAATGACTAGATTAAAAGTAGAAACTATAACAGCATATATAAATCCGTTAAAAATAGGCGGTGGGCGCGTGAGGATTGCCAGTAATTCAATATCATGTATTTATAAGAATTATTACGGCCAGACTGTCATTGTATCGAATGGCTCAGAGTTCTTGGTCACTCCAAGTGTTGACGAAATATCTTATGATTTAAATAGGTCTTACAGAGAGTGAAAAAATCAGCAATATTAAAAATCAAAAAGATTAATAAATCTAAGTACAAAATATGTTCAGGTAAAGTTTTTATTAGCCGAGCATTGGCAGTCAAATATTTAAGTCATTTAAACCAAAAGGAAGTAAAACAATGTCAGAAAGTTTAGATTTCAGCACAGATTGCGAAAAGTGCGGTGAGGAATTAGAGCCAAGTGAAAGCGGAAATTGGTATTACTGCGAGGAATGCGATAAGTCATGGTTCGTTACAGAATTATACACTTATTAAAATATCATGTAATATAAATAAATGAGTTACTTAAATGATTTAAAAACTATGATATATGCAGAGCCTTTAACAGAAACAGAAAAAGACTCACTAGTAACTAAAACTGAGATTATTTTAAGAGACACAGAAAATATGAATACTAATGAAAAAATATTAAATATTTTTACTAGCTTTAAAAACTTAGATTTAAAAGATAAACAACTGGTTATCGATTCATTGATCAATTCTTTTAATAATCAAAGAAAAGAGATTGAGGAAAGTAGCGCAGAGGAATTATTGAGACAAAAATACATGAGGGATAAAAATGTCAAATTATAAATATGTTAAAAACTATGAAAGCAAACAAAAGGAAAAAGGATTAAAAAGGCAAAAAGCATGGATTCCTAACACTGATGAAGATAAAAAATCTTTCCTAAACTTTGCAAAGCAACTCAGGGACAACTACCTATCCAAGCAAAGCAATTAATTTCAAGTGTGTTAAGGGCGCATTTACATCTCCCTGGGCGTTCTTAGCACACACCCCCTACCCTACCCCCTACCTACCACACATTTAGCCCTCAGAACTCAATATAAAGCTCAATCCAACGATTAAAAAGTGTTTCTTAAAATACTTCCTCGCTACCAACCGCTTGTGCGCCTTCCGCACTTCCCCCTCTTCCACTATCCACAAAACCCCCGCATCCACCAGGTTTTGAATACTCTTACCTACTGTCGTGCGATTCAATCCACACATCTTACTCAAATACCCCACCGCATCCCTACTGCTCATACTTTGCACCCTGAATCGCTCGCATAGACAATACAGGACCACCTTATCGGAAGCATTTAAATCTTTTCTATCAAGATGTAAACGATAAATCCTCCACACCGCTTGCTTGATCTTCGAGAACGAATACTGCGAAACTGCATAGCGCACGCATCCGCTTGCTTGCTCATTACTCGGAACTCCACTCTCAATCCACCAATACTCTTTCACAATCTCTCTCCCTAAAACTCAAACTCAAACTAATACTCAAACTAATATTAATAATAATATTAATACTCAATCTTAAATTAAGAGAGTGCGCCACAGGCGCATCTCTCCATTAGTATAGTATAGTCTGTATGCGCAAAACTTCATCAACTGTTGATGAAAACTTCATCAGGGGTTGATGAAAACTTCATCAACATTACTTCTTCTTTTTGCTCTTTTTACCAAAGATTTTGTCCCAGTTTTCGCTGTATTTTTTCTTATTTAATATCTTTCTGGGCCGACTGCCTTTGCTCATGATTCTAATTCATTTGGCAAATAAACTTCGACATATGCATTGCAAGCGGGGCAAGATAAATTCGTGACCATCGAAAATTCATCTGGATCAGCGATAGGATTATCGTCATTGATGTCGTGATCTCCGCCCCAAATTAAATTGGTATTGCAATGCCAACACTTCATGTTTCTTTCCTTAGATGTAGTTACCATTTTATTATAACTCTAAATTATTTTTTGTTTTCAAAATCATTCCGTAATTGTTAATGCCTTTTTTTATTTTTAGGTTATCAATCTCAATCAAAGAATTTTTACTAAAAGGCGAATAATCAACATGGTGATGCCATCTGTTCCATTTCCATGCAACTCTGGCTACATCTGGGTGCATATCAGCTAACATTTGGCTTTTGTTTTTAGTGCCTTCTTCATCATAAAATTCAGCACTGTTACCACCTCGCATGGTTTGTGTGGCTCTTTTACCGCATAAAAACTGATTAAATTGAACAGTACACCAACCATCTTTCATCATCCTTAAACTTAAATCTGTATCCTCGTTATATCTCCCTCTCCACCTATAAGGAACATCGTTTCTAATCAACAAACAACTGTATATTCTGGTGTTTACTTTTATTGGCGGTCTTGAATCTGATGCGGGGCAAAATATTGAATAGTTTATGCCCGCTTGTGCAATGTTTTTATATCTTAAAACGTAATCTTCGCATACATACAATGGAGTACCATCCACACATTTGACTTTCATGTTGTTATTTAATCTTTCAAATGATTCTAAATTATCATCCATTACCCAATGCCACTTATGACCATTTTCAATGGAGTGATCCCATACAAAATTTCTAGCTGCTCCTGGCCCTTTTCTGGGATCATCGTCATACCAGAATGTATCGTAATCATCTAAATATTTTTGTGGCAGTATGAGTATTTGGTTTTCATCTACGATGTTTAAATATTTATCTTTCTCGTTTTCCTCAACCACCATGTAAAAAGGAACACCCATCTCTTTCAATGCCCTAGATGTTGGGTTGCGATCCCATCTGCCTTTACTAACTATATATACAGGGAATCTGGGGTTCTTTGGATTATCTGATTCATAGTAATAATTACTGGCTTTTTCATTCAATGGATACCATGCGTTTTTTTTATCCTTTTTTTGCATACCATCAAAAACTTTCTTGCCATCATATATATGCTTCTTTACCAATGCTTGAAAAGTATCGTAATCCTGTTTGTTTCTGAATTTAAAAGTAGCTGTTATTTCTGGTCGTGGCTGTTTTTCATTTTGATACTCAGGCATACCATCCCAACCGAAAAGATCGTTTTTTTGTTCATCGAATAATTCTTTTTGTTTCATGTTCAATCCCATGTAATCCCTTTTTCCTCTTTTAATATATCCAATACTGGTGAATCTTTCTCTCTGATTAATGTTTTAATGGAAGTGTCCACATTACCGCTATTACTTTTCACCACACCCGCCCGGACCACACTGGTTGGATTCGGTTCAATACCTTGCTCCACACAAATCCTTTCCACTTCCTTTTCATTAGGCAACCACATCGCCATAGCAAACCGCATCCCATCCACAATACTTGAAGCGCCCCTGATACTGGCCCTCGCTTCCATCGCGCTCTCAGTGCCAGTTAATGCAGTTTTATTCATGTGGTGAATACTTAAAGTAGTGCAACCCAACTGTGCCGATATACTCGCGCAAAACTGACACCACAACTGCGCTGACTCATTGCTATTGCTTATGGGGGAGCTTGCAGACACGAAACTTTGTATTGGATCAAAGACAACCATTTTTAAATCTGGAATACCTTTTAACTCCTCAACAATCTCCATTGCCTGACTGTTTATATTGTCCTCTGACAAGAGAATCATCGGCTTGCCTAAGTCTGCTATGGTTACGCAGAAAACATCGTAAGGCGCATCGAATCGTTTGCCTTCTGGATCAAGTGCATCTATCCTTCGCCACACTTCCTCGCGATTATCCTCTGCACAAAACAATACTGAATTCCCGGATTGCAGAACATTCTTACCCATGAATGTACCGCCACCATTGGCAATATCCATTGCGAGTTTTAATGCCATAAAAGATTTACCAATACCACCGACTGAACTCAAAACACCAGGTGTAGATAAAGGGATAAGACGATCAACAAGAAATTGTATCTCTGGTGGTTTACCAACTAATTGTCGTATTTCATATCGTCTAATCCCCAATTTACTGTCAAGTATCTCTGATTTAACTGCATCTAAACCCTTGCTCAAATGTAAATCATTGAAATCACCTTGTACGGATGGCAGTCTAATAACTGTATTAGCTAAACTGTTTGCACATTCATTGGCTTTTTTCTGGCCCACCCCATTTTCATCATTATCAAATGCTAATGTTAATTTTGCTTGTGAGTGTTTTCTAAATCTTGTTAATGCTTCAATGGCAAAACTTGCGCTAAATACCACCAAAACTGGCAGTTTGGTCGCCATGTGTACGCTTATGCCAGTAGCAACTCCCTCAACCACAACGAGTTCACCCACCTCACTCGCTTGCTTGATGTCGAATCCTACCGGGAATACGTTACCCTTAATCTCTGATGACGATACAAAACGCTTATTTGATTTCTTATCAATGTGCTGCAAGGAACGAATCTCACCATCCATAGAATAAATAGGTATCACTAGCGTATCTCTGTGCGCTCTGAATCCGTAATCGTTCTTGATGCCTTTTGCATCCAGATAAGGATGCTCGGTCAGTTCTTTGTAACTTGCGAATCTTTTTTGACACAACTCAGCAACTTCGTCTTGCCTTTTCTTTCTTGCTTCCTCTGCTTTACGTTTTGCTTCATCTAAATCTGTTTTTAACTTTTGTCTTTGTTTTGGCTCTAACTCATTAACATCGAAATTAGACCATTGTCTTTGTAAACCGGTGCGCCAGTTACCATAAACTGCGTTTTGATAATCACCTGTTTGGAAAAAAGTGTACCAACCACTTTTCTCACCATGTTTGTCTGGTCTATGTGTATTGCCACCACCAACTCTAACGCGCACCAATTCGCCTGACGTTTCCAAATAATCTACTAACAATCCTTCATTTGACATTTCATAGATAAGATCATCTAAAGACTTACTTGAACCTCTAAATGTGAAATTCGAGTCAATGGTAATGCCATCTTTTAAATATCTTGTTAAGTCAACCATCGTCCTCTAAAGAGAAACCTTGATATGCTTGCTCAGTGCATACAACTAAATATTCTTTTATTGCTTGATGAAATAATCTTACCCGGTCATCTTTTTTCCATTCATGAATAACATAAGATTTATTTTCTTTTGCAAGTTTGGTGTAAATATCTTTGCAAGAACTTACTGCATCTATGACTGCGCTGTTGTTTATCATTGGTGCTTTCAAGGTATTTCTTTTTCCTGTAATAATTTGTTTTTTTATTTTTGACAGGTGCTCTCTGCTACAAGCTGCATACCACCTGTCTTTATGATGGAAAAGCAGACCGCCAACTGGTTTTAAACAGTATGAACATAATGACGGCCTGTGTTCAAGAAAAGGACTAGAACGGAATTTCATCATCAAAGTCGTCATCTACATCTGCTGATGCCTTTTTTACGAAATCAGCTTCGGCTTTGATTTGTTCTTTCTTGGTAGGTTTTTTCTTTGCTGCTTTTTCTACTGGTTGAAAAGTGTTACCAAAATCACTTTTGATTTCTAAGTAACCTCTGTCATTCACAACCAACTCAGCACTGCATTTCTTTCCAAGGAATTGTTTTTCCGGGTCTTTAAGAGCGCCAGTCACACCTAAAGAATTGGCAATCTTGCGCAAAGATTCTATTCCAATACTTACAGCTTTTTCACTTGTATCGTGTGCCATTGTGCAAGCGTAACTTACATTTAAGGTCGTGCCTTCTATTTCAAAGGTGAGTTTGACTGCCTCCCATCCATTATTACCAAAAATAATTTCGTCACCAACGAAAGTCATGTTATGTCTTCCCTCTTCAATTTTTGGTTTTGTTTCTCTTTCTGCTTCAAAATCATGGTTGTACTTTGTTAAATCGGTCATGTCACTCTCCTTTTTTGCCGATAATTGCTGATCTTATTTCTTGCCAATCGAAACTCATTTCTTCTGGCAATCCATACCTGTTTTTTGCCAAGAACGCTGGCTTTTCTTGTGTGTAAAGCACTCTGTCACCTTGCACCGCTTTTGATGTTGTTTGTCCACCTTTACCTTTAACCTTCACGCTACCAAGTTTAAAGTTAGCAAAGAAACAACAATCACTGTGCTCAAGTATCAAGTCACTCGCTTTTCTGTGCAGTTTCAATTCATAGCGATCATAGGCTTCAATCTCAGGTGACTCAAAACGCTTAATCTGACTGTGTGCGATTTGGATAATCGTCATTTTCTTTTCATCTCTTAAACGATTGAGAACATCTATGTATTCGCGCCATTGTTTCAATGCTTCTACATAGCCGCGACCATACCCAAATTCCTCAATCGATTTTTTGCCATGAATACTGCAAACCTTTTCCCAAACCAAAGGTTCTAACCAATCCAAAGAATCCACACACAATGTTGCGTATTCGTGATCTTCTTCAAGTAATGAATTAAGGTTATCAATAAATGAATCATAATCTTTCGATACCGGAAAATGATCGCATTGGATTTTACCCATACCATCCTCTGTCAATACAAAAATGGGTTTATTCATACTTGCTGCAAACGATGTCTTACCAATACCCGCACCACCATAGAGAACTAACTTGGGTGGTTTTAACTTGGTTTTACTTCTTATTGCTTTCAGGCTCATTTTGTTTTACCTCCTTTTCTTGGCTTACTATTTCTTTTAGTTTGTTTGCGTAATGTGAACTTAAAATTGATAACTTCTCTAGTTCAAAATCAGTGTTTGCTCGCACATCACGCATTGCTTTGTTTATTACTGATAATTTCTGAAATATCAATTTACCTTCATCTGAAATATCGTCTAGTCTATGTTCGACCCCATCTTCAAATGAAAATGTCTCAAGTTTGTCACTCATTGTTTTACCTCACTTTCTTTGTATGTTTCGCATATATCTTTTGCTCTGCAAAATCTGCATTGCTCCCTACCAGGTATGAACTCTGGATTTTCTTCTAAACAAGCATCTATTGCTGGTTTTAGAATATCGAAACCCCACTCCACTAAGCTATCCGCAGTAATATCCCATGCGCGAATTTTGCCATCTCTGTGATATGAGGTTGGTTGTACTATTGTTAGCTCTAATGTGGTTCTGTCGTTCCCATATCTTGCTAGTGCACCCAAGCCATAAATCATAAGCTGTGGATTGTTTTCTACATCTACCGGAAACTTTCCTGACTTTAGGTCTATGACAGCAATACGATTTGATTTCTTGCCAATTATTGTGGCATCTCCTGTTCCCCAACAATCAGGCGATATTTCATTTATGTATAACTTTTCTTCTATTAATAGAGTGCCTTCTAATTCTTCTTTTCTTTTCTTTACATAATCAACGTATACTTCTGCGCAATCAATCATTGACTTGTTTACTTTGACATTGAAACCATCTATTTCTTCTTCACGATCTAGCCAATAGTCACTCAATGTGACATTCTCTAATCTTTCTTTTAACAACATCTCTACCATGTGGTGAACCAATGTTCCTGTGGCTGCCGGCATTGTTGTATCCATAACAAAAGGTATTGACTCACTTAATTGTATTGAACCCGGACAAGCCATCCAACGCTTCGCTGCAGATGGTGAGAATCTACTGTGTGCCATCTTTATGTTCCTTGTAAATCTTAGCCCACAACTCAGGGTTTATTGTTGCTGTGCAGTTAAAATCATCATCTGGTAAAAGTTTGCTGGAATGTGGTATGACAACTTGCCACTGTTGCCTATCTGCCCTGTACCACAAGCAAGGTATCAATCTAACTTTATCCGCTTGCTCCCATGTTTGCACCCACCACTGGCGCACATCGCCCTGTGTGATAGTTTTCCTACGTTTTACCTCAATCGCGTAAGGTTCAGCACCCAATAAATCATGCCCACCGCCATACGTTTGAGAGTAATTAACCTCCAACTGTATATCAGTGAGAGTCTTGATTACCTCGATAACCTCTCTCTCGCCTCGTCTGCCTTTGTTTCTTGAGTTCATTTCTTTGTTTTTTGTATAGAAGATTCTTTCTCAAAATCTTCTATATCTCTGATTTTATACAAAACAGTACCACCAATTTTTGAGTAACTAGGTCCATATCCTTCTACTCTCCAATTTTCAAGAGTTCTGTGAGACTTACGCCATCTCTTGGCTAACTCTGCGGTTGTGATAAAATCAGAATACCCTTTTTCTTCCATTATTTTACCTATTTGTGCACGATTCATGTATAGTAAAACACACATCAACAACAAAGTAAAAGAATTTATGAGAAGAAAATTAGCAACACAAAGTCAAATGGGTGGTGAGCATTACAAGAAAGACATACAACCAATCCAATATATATATGCAAATGATCTGTCTTACTGCATGGGTAATGTTCTCAAATACATAACTCGGAAAAAAGATAATAGAGTACAAGATTTACTCAAAGCCAAGCACTATATTGATCTTGAGCTTGAATTGGTACATAAATGCGATCCAGATGGTAAACGTATTTAACTACCTTGCTTGATATTGATGATTGAAGATGTACCACCATTCACGCTTACAGCGTTTACTTTTCCCTCCTGATCTATACGAATATCGTAACTGCCGTCTTTTGATACCTTTATTTCTAGCTTATCTTCTACCTGTCTTATAAGTTTTACTTCTGAGTCTGTTATAAAACTAGATATTTGAGTTTGGCTATCGTAACCAACTGCTGTACCCTTCAATCCTTGTTCAGATAGCTGTGCGTCAGCTTTTTGCAATTCATCTACTTCTTGTATGACATCCAGTAAATCTTCCAAAAAATTAGTAGCAAGGTAATCTATATCTAGCTCTGTATATTCTAAATCCTCTGACTCTAGTGCATCTTGATCTAATTCATCAAACTCAAGATAATCAACATCAAGTATTGTATTGTTGTTGCTTGCTCTGGAGTCATCTGTATTGAGTTCTCTTTCTTTCGGTGGATTTACAATCAAGTAGTTATCAATCATATCCAAAGTAAGATCAAGTATGACTGGATTGGTGGGTGGTGTTTCTAGGTTATAAACTGTTGTAGCCTGATAGGGTTTATTTAAAACTACTTGGCCCAATGCTGTTGTAACAACTATTTCACCAGAACTGTCTCCATTTTCATCTGGTAAAAGTATGACTAAACTTTCGCCTGACTCTTTTACTGTAATTGTGAAATCTGTACCTCTTATACCTATGGTAGCTGCGTTTGTTCTGATTGATATGTTTTCTTTTGGTATGCGTGGTTTTTTACTAGATATAAAACGCCCTGTGCCTTTTACAAAGTTCAAAGCCATACTTGACTTACTGGGGTTGGGATCGAATACAAACTTATCAATTACGACATTAGAATGCTCTGTAAGTCTTATTGTAGTATCGTCACGAAACATAACGCCCATTCTGCCATTACTTGTTTCTAGGCGATCCATAGCGTTGAGTGAGAAATCAATAACACTTTCGTATGGCTTATCTCTTACGACTCTGGTGTTACCTTTCAGTTCTGTAATACTTCCAATATCAACAGCTTGTGCTAGTACCCTGGTCTGACTGGTTAATGCAAACGCTTCCACCAGAACCAGAACTAACGACCCGAAGCCAATCATTGTCTTGTGTAGATTGTTGGTCAATGTCAAAACTCCTTGTTGATCCATCATGTTCTAGTTTGAAATAAACGCCAGCGTAGCCGTCCGCATTGTGGTCAACAGTATTTGAGTCACCATCTAGGTCTATATAACTTGTACCTGAATCTACATCTAAATCAATGTGAACAGTGTTACTACTACCTTGCACAATCGTGTCTATATCTGCGCCACTAGCTAAACTGTTGGTTGCCAAATCCAGTGTCATGGTGTTGGTTGAACCATCCACGTCCACATTTATATTTGCGTTATCTGCCGAGTTTGAGTTACCAGGATCAACCTGAATAGTGTACGAGTTTGTATCACCATCAAAATCAAATATACCTGTGAGGCTATCTGCATTAATATCACCTAACATCTTGTTATTGTTACCTATTTGGTTCACATCTAATGTCATGGTCGCACCATCTAAATCAAACTCAGTCATAGAGCCATGTGCAGAGTTCAAGCCACCTATGATGTTGCCAGAACCTAGCTGCTCCAAATCTATAGAAGCCGTCGCACCGACCTGCGATACAAAGATTTCATTATCGTCTGCATTTGTTCCAACGGCAAAAACTAACAAAGCTAAAAGAACAACTGCGGTAATTTTATTAAATTTATTCTCCATACTCCCAATACCCTCTTTTAATACCTATTTTAATTATTTGTAAAACACCTTCCTCAATGCTTTTTTGTAGGGCGATTGATGAACTTTCGGTTTCTGTAACACCACCCTCAACCTCTACTAGCTGAGTTCCTTCATCAATAAATCTAAATATATCTTGCGATAAGCTGACTGAGAGTATTGTTTTTGTAACAAGAACCTCAACCAATATTTCACCTGTGGATACTGAAACCAATCTCAAACTTATGGTCATCAGGTTTTCTACATATTGCTTAGAAGAACCTATACCAAGCCATCTAGCTCCACTTCCACCACTTTTCGTACTTGTATCATAACTCAATACACCACCTTGAATCAAAAGTCCAGCAAACAGTAATGGTTTTACTTGTGTTTCTTCCTCAAAAGATTCGCGCGTGCTTCTTATAATTTGGCGTTCTTTTGTCAGCGAATCTAAACCTACCCTTTCGGTTACTCTAAAAAATTCTCCATTTGCTGCGTGTTTGAGTGCGCGAATTAAATATGCTTCTGGAGCTTGGGTAATAGCAGTAGAAAATAACGCGAACTGTCCATTACTTTTTCTTTGCCCGGTATGATCCATAAAACTATTAGGATATATAGCTATGACAGGTTTACGTTTTGCTGGTTTTAGATGCTTTAATTCTTCTGATTGTAACTCTAATATTGATGATTTTTTTATTACAATATTGGGTATACCGCTACCTTCTAAAAGGTTTTTTGATGCGCAACTAGAAAGTAAAATCACCAATAGGAACAGTAATAGTAGTCGTCCCGCCCGATTCATCAGTAATAGTAAGTGTGATAGTTTCATTTTCAATTACTTCATATTCTATTTTATTGCCTTCTAGCGTTAATGACCCTGATTCTTTTTTATCCTCACCAAACAAACCTTCTACCATTTGTCTTGATAATTGCGCATATATGCGTGATTCCAAGTTTCTTATAAACCTGGCTAACGTAGTATTTGAAGCATCTCTTGCTAATTCATCTTTGTATGCCTCTATTTCATCTTTGACTGCTTGTTTTCTGCTTGCTTCTTGCGAGTCGATTGTTAAGTAATGTGAAGAAGTGTTTACACCAGAAAAACTAGGGTTCTTAAATTTAAAAGACAAAGTATCTGCATAAATACTACTTGCAAATAATAACAATAAATTAATCTTTACGCTGATCTTCACGTTCTGCCTTTGCTATTTTATCAATTTCTATTAAGTTTGGTGCGCCAAGTAATGTCTTCAATAATACATCTTGTCTGATAGTTTGATTATCGAGAGCGCGTACCCGGTCTATGAGAGCCACTATAATCCCATGTTGAGCATCTAGTTTGGTGCTTAGTCTTTCTTCCATAGCATTTAGACTGGCATCTACTTTTTCGTCAACCACATCTATCTTTTGTTCCATGCCATCTATAATCCGGTTTATTAGTTTCCATATAAATATACCTAAACCTAAAGCACTGGCTATTGGGAAGCCCACCTGATTTATAAATTCTATGGCTTCATTCATTAGTTTATTTTAAATCTGAGAGCCTTTGTGTTGCTCTGTTCATATAGGGTTATTTTGCTCTTTCAACTATCTTTCTTACGGCTCTACTTAATCTGTTGTATTGTATTTGCGCAAATCTTTGTGGGTCTTCTGCTTGTGCAAATGGTTTTATTTCTTTTCTGATTTCTTTGAGAGCTTCACGCATTACTAACTCTTTAGCTGGATTATTTAATTTTTGATATTTTGGCGCTACTACTAGTCTTGATATTAAATTCTCAACCAATGGCCCCATGTATTTAGCCATTATCTGATCTGCTGTTCTATCTCCAGTGTAAGGCAATATGTCTATTCTTTTAAATCCTAATCTGTCTAATTCTTTTTCAGCAAGATTTTTTTGTTCTCTAACAGTAACACCAGTTAATTGTCTTGTTAATGGGCCGGGTAGCTCTATGTCAGTAAAAGGTAGCTTTACTGTTTCTGGTCTGCCAGGTGCTGCTGCTCTTGTTGGAGATTCTGCTTCTGGCAAAGTTTCTCTAATACTAGGTATGCTGGTTTTTAACTGCTCTACTACAGCAGATGGAATATCTCCGTATGTTTGTGTTTCTGGTAATGCAGTTCTAAATGGCTGATCTTGTTCTATAAAATCTCCAAACATTCTTAATGGAGTTAAAAAACCACCCAGAACCTCAGAAGTAAATCTAGCCATAGCCTTTGAAATTCTTGCCTCATTGCTTACACCAGATATTTCATTTATAAAATTATCAACTAAAGCTAAACCAGCACCAGCCCTAAACTGCGCTCCAGTTAAACCC